CTAAACCCATTCCACGTCACTGGAATATCTGATGCCATCCTTGAAAGTGGCGGAGTTGATATTGACCGTGTCAATCTGTGGAATGACGAAGACATCCAAAAGAACTTTGTGGACAATACCACTGGTCGATGGATGACTGGTCTTACAGATGCAGTTATCGGTAACGTTGCAATATTCGGAGCTACAGCTGGAGCCGTATCGGCTCTCAAGGCATCTGCTCGTGCTGCAGGACTGAGCAATAGGCTCAACGTTTACGATGTTGATGCACTGGTCAAGCTTGAAAAGCTGGCAGATGACCACATCTCAGGTAGAACAAAGACTGTCTTTGGTTCCGATATTGAGAAGATTGCAGCGTCTGATGACATTATTGAAATCAAAAATATCCTCAAGCCACATACCAACAACTCGCGTCTATCCACGATAGCGCTTGAGACCAAGGACCCAGCATTTGTAAGGGATTTACTTCTGGCTGACAAAGGCTATGGTCCTGCTATTGGTCGCATTATGAATGCCAACAAGGCAGATGATTTGTGGTATGTGTCAAATGCAGCAGATGAAATCGCTGCCGATTTTGCACAGACTGGCAAGTACCGCTCCTATAACACTGAAGTCAAAGAGCGCTGGAGCAAGGCATTTGATGATGCTATTGCAAAGAACCCAGAGTCAGAGAAGCTTTTCAATGCCTTTATGACCGATAGGTATGACCCGCTTACCGGCAAGTTCTTGCCAGAGCCAAGGGTTCTAGGTACGACATATGTACCTATGGAGCCTGTTATTGGTCGTGAAGCTTTTATCAAGCTTCGTGGTGTAAAACAGAAGTTCAAGACAGCCACAGAAGTTCGTGATTACAGCAATGTAGGTGGCGTTGTTTCTACCCTTATTGGTAGTGGACGTCGCGGTGGTGCAGCCACAGCCCTCATTCACTTTACCGGAAGCAAGCTTCCTCGCGGAATCGTCAGCCATTCAGGTCTTAGACCATCTGATGCTATCGAGGAAATCAATGCGTGGCTAGATGACATCCCACTATTCCGGCGCGGTGGCAATCAAATTTCTCTTTCTGATGGGACAACAATTACCGCAGCTGAGTATCGTCGCAATCTTATTGACGAATTTCTCAAGCAAGAAACAGACGGGGCACGAGCTGGTTTCTTCCAGCGTATGAACGAAGAAGCAGCCCTTGATATTCTCTCTACTATGGGTCTTAGCAGGGTACAGGCTAAGTCTTTTATCGACGAAGTACAAGAGTCTCTTAGGAGTTATCACGGAGACCTCAAGCGTGACTCCTATGCAATGGACCCAAGTGGAGTCAAGGTGGTGGTTTCCCCACAAACCCAGCGTCAGTTGGCTGATGCAACACCGCTAATTCCTATGGGCAAGATTGTCCGTGAGGCTTCACGCGTCAACGGTGCTTTCAACCCACGAAGTAACATTTTTACTGATGTGGGACGTGGGCTCTTTGAGTTCGGTAATAAGACGTTCTCATTTGCACAGCTTGTGCGTCCAGCGTACATCCCAAAGAACTCTATCTTTGAGCCATTGAACGCAGCACTTATGTCTCAAGGCTCAAAGTTCCTTGCTGACAGTGCTAAGACTTTTGCCAAGAACACAATCTTCAATAACCAGCAACGCTTCAATGCGCTGGTCAATAGGGCTAACATCAAGAGTGCAGCTCGCAAGAAAGCCCTCAAAGAAGAATACGGTATGTATACACAGCAATATGAAAACGCTGTGGACATTGTAGATAACGCTACTGCTGAATGGATAGAGTATTTTCTCAATCCTGCAGCCCGCTCTCCTGTCGCAAGGCGTGATAACTCAGAAGTGGTCAAAGCTGACCTACGAGCAGCTGAGCGTCTTGTTGCTAATCTTGAAGAAAAGATGCGCCGACGGGCACGTGAGTTCGGTCTTCAGCGGGAGGAAGTTCCAACCCTTTATGGTCTGACTCGTCGAGTTCAGTATCTCAAGTCTCTCAAAGACCCAAGGCTGGGTAGCGATATTCGTAGTGCAGAACTTGCTATCGCAAGGGCAGCGCAAGACATCAACACTCTAGCCCCTGACCTCAACAAACTGGATGCTGGCGTCAAGAAGGCATACGACGACATCGACAGAATCCTTACCGAGATGGGTCCATCCCGCAAGGCTTTGGCTGATGAGTGGTCCGTTGTTGACAACACCAGGATTCGTCGCAGGGGACGTCAAGAAGAAGAAGGTTATGTGATGTCCAATGGACAGACCATCAACATTCCTCGTCTTGAAAGCGAGAATCACTTAGGAACCTCCTATAAGGCTGAAATTTCTAACCGACATACCCGTGAATTGGAAATCCTTGGGGACAAGACATTCGCAACTAGGACTCAGATTCTTGGGCGTCGTTCACCTAACCGCATTACCGATGTTACTGACCCGCTCTACTTTGATGAACTTGCATATGTAGTCAATAACTATATGCGTGGCGATGTTCTTGTAGACCAGATTCTTGCTGGTCGCAGTCGTGATGAAATCATTCAGACCTGGGGAATGCAACGTGCTGGCAGGTCCTATGCCAATGACTTTGGAAGAGACCCAAGCGACATCATCGACATCATTGATGACCAGATTTCTTACGTCAACCGATACCTGCCTACACTTGAGGCTAAGGCTTACGCAGCATCTAGCGAAGTTCGTGGGAACCGATTGGCTCAGCTTTTGGGAGACAAGCTCGATGAGCTTACTCCAATCAACCCACTTGAGAACAAGTACGCAACCCCGATTGAACAAGCTAAGAACTGGCTTGATGCCATCGACAGAGCCACTGCAAAGGCGTGGACTGGAATTGCTGCTCCTGAAAATGCAATCCGATGGGCGTGGGGTAGCGCTGAGTTCAAGCAGCGAACCATTGAAAAGCTTGAACTGTTAGCTAGCCAAGGCTATGAAATTACAACAGCAACAGTGAACTCAGTACGTCAGGCTGCAGCCATCGAGATGGTCAAGGAAGCAGAAAAAACTTTCTATTCCATTCGTCGCCAGAATCGTGCACTGTATGCAGCTCGAACACTGTTCTCTTTCCCCGCTGCAGCAGCTAGCGGTTTGTATCGTTACACTCGATTTGCTGCCAAGTCTCCTCAGCGTATGGCTGGCTTCCTCAACAGCTACTACGGAGTCTTCAACAGCTTTGGAGTTGACCAATATGGCAATCCAGTTGAGGACCCACTAGAGGCGCAGTATCTCATCGTTCCGGGAACCAAGGAACTTGGTCTCAAGCAGGGGCGTGGAATTATGGTGGGAACCAGAGCGCTCAACTTCTTGGCTAACCTACCAGGACCATCCTACGCATTTCCGATTGCTGTGGGTCAGGTTCTCAGTATGAAGCCTGGTAACGATAAAGTTCTCAAAGAAGTCATCGACAAAACATTTGGTCAGATTCCTGGTCAGTCATATAACGAACTGTTCCCATACGGAATCGAGACCGACCTTGGCAAGTCTGCATTACAGACCTTTACCCCAGCCTGGGCAAGAAACTTCATCACTTATCTAAACGGAGATGAATCTAAGAAAGAATGGTTTGACTCATACATTTCCGAGTGGAACTATCAAATGACCCTATACGAAATGGGTCTTGGCAAGTCTCCAACAGAAAACACTGTCCGTAAGCAAGCCAGCAAGAAGTATCTTGAAAAGGCACTTTGGCAGTTTGCTTCTCCTCTTGGAACCCCTGCTGTTGTGGATGCTCGACCAGATAATATCTTCTCGACATACTTCCGTCTTGCGACAGAAAAGTACAAGATGCAGGGTATGAACGATAGGGAAGCCAAGGCTGCTGCTGAGCAGGATATGAATGCTCGCATTGCTCCTATTACTGGCGGAGTCGAGTTTCCAATGGAGCGCCTCAACTATGGCGCTAAGGTAAAGCCAAAGGCAACCTATGTCGTACCTACGGTTGAAGGCTATAAACGAGTCTGGGAAGACTTTGACTACCTAGCCAACAAGCTGGGAAGCCGTAACAAGAACCTTATTGGGCTCATAACCTCTGACCTTCAGGGCGCAGAGTCTGACCCCAACATTGCCCGAATCCTCAATCGACCAGGGACAACCCTGCCTGATGGCACGGTCCTCAATCTGCCAGCCAAGAGTGTTGCAGATGTTGAGAGAGACATCGAGGTATCTCGTGTCTGGAAGGCTTACTCGGATTACAAGAAGGTTCTCAACGAAGTAGCACGAGATAAAGATTATGCTAGCTACGCCTCAGTTGAGGAACTTCGCCAGCTCTTGCAAAACTATGCAAAGCAACTAGGCGAGTACTCACCGCAGTGGCTTTTCGAGTACAACCGTAACAAGCGTGAAGACTATGCGTACCAGTATGCCTGGGGATTGAACCAGATTGTCTTCGACAAGAAGTTTATGGATAAGCACGGAAACAGCCAGTACTGGGTTGATGTTCGAGCCTTCCTAAAGTATAGAAGTGATTTTGTAAATCTGCTCAAGGATGCCCCTACGGGATACAAGAGCGACGTCATCAATTCTTGGCAAGCATATGTTGCAAGTCTCATTGACACAGCTAATCCAAAGCTTGTCAGCTTGATTGACCGATATTTTGAGAATGACACGTTGAGAGAGGTAAAACTTGACTAGGTATAGAAAGACGAGCCTTCCGCCTCCTCCAGAAGTTACCGTAGATTTTGGTGGCAAGGGCAAGGAAAAGACTTACCTCTGGATGCCAGACAAAGAAGGTAACCTGGTTCGCAAGGAAGCCTCTACTGTCAAGAAAAGCTTTGCAAAGCTTTCCGCTGATGCACAGATTGCTCTCACTGAATACCTCATCCGGGTTCAGAACAAGGTGCCAACTGACGCAGCTCGTCGCACCCTTTTCAATGCCATCGTTGATGGTGCAGTAGCTTCCTACAAGGAAGGCAAGAAGGACACCCCTTGGCAAATCCTGGGCATTATGACCCAGAACGCCCCGGACCTTGCCAACCAACAAGTCAGCTACACGCAATATGACAGAGTCACAGCCGATGCCCTCCTCAATCAGATTTCTGAATCCATCGGGTTCAACGTTGACCTTCTGACTGAAGAAGACAGAGCAGACTTTCTCAAGAAAATCAATGAGCAAGCGCAGGCTGGTGGCAAGCAGGTAACCCGTCAGGTCTCTGGTGGTGGCGTCGAAACCATCACTACCCCAGCAGTCTTCAATGCTAAGGACTTTGCACAGAACTACATCTGGGCTAAGGTCAACCTGGGAGACCCAACAACCATCCCAACTGCCGTCATCAATCAGGCATCTGGAATCCAAAAGCTTCTCAAGGACAATGGAATTGACCTGAGTGACCTTGAGGTAAACCAGCTTAGCCTTGACCTATCCACAGGGGAAAAAGACCTCCAGGCAATCCAGAAGGACTTTGCAGAGATGGCAGCTAGGAATTATCCACAGCTTGCTGAACGACTCCGTGCAACTCCTGGTCTTACTGTACGTCAGGCTGTTAGCCCGATTATCAATACCATTGCTAAGACGTGGAATGTAGACCCAAACACCATTGATATTAGTGACCCAAGAATCGACCAGCTGATTAGACCAGATGGCATTGTTGGCAAAGAACCTCCAAAGACAAACTATGATGCACAGCTATGGGCTGTCAACCAAGCTGAGTATGAATCAACACCAGAAGCAATCAGCAAGGCTCAAGAAGCAGCTCTCGGGCTTGCTAAGGCTATGGGTTGGGGAGTGTAAATGGCTAAAAAGAAAAAGTCTCAAGCTGCAGACGCAAACGACCTTGCAACACTGCGCTATCAGGCTATGCAACAAGCAGTCAATGCTGGCAAGCAAATCTCTGCAGCAGCTCCTACTGCTCCTGCGCCAGCTGCAAAGCCAGCACCTGTAGTCCAAGAGCAAGCTACTAAGACAGCCGAAGCTGTTGCAGCATCACAGATTTCTGGAGCCGAAAGAACTGTAACCAGGACAGACCGATACGGCAATACTGTGCAGGTCATTGCTGATGGTCCTATGGCTGGTACCATATCTGGTACTGGAGGCATCCTCTATGAGCCACCAGTTCAAGAGTATGAGCTACCGACAGTTACGGGATTCCGAAGCCCCGGTGGCGTAGCAGGTCAGAATGTAGCAGTGAGCCCTACTGGCGTCGTCACGATGACCCCATCAACTCCAGCTGCAACTGGTCCAACTCTTGCCCGTAATGAGTTCGTCAGGGTTCTTGGTCAATTCTTCCCCGAGTCTGATATGGGCGCAGGTTGGATGGATTCACTTTACGATGTGGTTTCTGGCTTCTATAAGACTGGCATACAGATTCCAGAAGCCTTGAACTTGTCTCTTCGTGAGGCACGGACCAATCCAAAGCTCAAGCCTTTCGCTGACCGCTTCAAGGGAATCTTTGCTATCGAAGACCTCAAGGCTGCAGGAAGACCAGTTATCGTTCCAACGATTGCTGAGTATGTTCGTTCAGAGGCTCAGGTCGCAGACCTTTTGACACAGGCAAACCTTGGCGATATGGCTAACAGCGAGGGAATCTCACAGATTCTTGGTAAGGGACTTTCTGTAAGCCAAGTTGGCGACAGAATCAATCGAGTATTCTCACGTATTGACCTAGCTCCTCAATCAATCAAGGACACTCTTGGTCGCTACTTCCCGACTGTCGACAGAGGAACTCTTGCCAGAACATTGCTTCTCGGTGAGCGTGGAACACAGCAGTTGGTCGACGAGTTGGCAGGGCTTGAGGTTCTTGCAGCAGCCGAGCAACAGGGCATTGGAGCCCTTGGCGCAGGCGCTATCCCAGGCGGAGTAACTCGTGAAAGAGCACAAGAGTTTGCTAGAGCTGGAGTCACATACGGCTCAGCTCTTCCAGCCTTTGCCAAAGTACGTCAAGCAGCACCAGTCGAGCAGAAGCTCGCTGGTATCTCTAGGACTCCAAGCATCGGACAGACTGGTGTGGAACAAGCACTTGTACTCGGACGAGCATCAGAGACTGAAAGACTTCAACAGTTGGCAGAAGAAGAAATAGCTAGATTCCAAGCACGCTCAGGTATGGCGCAGCCAGGACTAGCATCACAGCGCAGAGCTAATCGCGCTTTCTAAATAGAATCCTAACGGACCGACCAGCCCCGTTGGTGTAAGAGACTGGTAGTAAGAGCCGGACCATTCCCCCTAATGGAACCCGAGGCTTACGCAAACAAACAAACGAAAGGGTGGCGAGTTGCTATGAGCAACAACTACTGGGAAGACGAAGAAGACGACCTCGATGTAAACGAAGGCGACGGCAATGACTTGGTCAAGAAACTAAGGAAAGCCAAAAGAGCCGACGAGAAGCGCATCAAGGAACTATCAGAGCAACTTGATGGTTTCCTCAAAGAGAAGAAAGAGTCTACTGTCCGTCAAGTCCTAGAGAAAAAGGGTGTAAACCCAAAGGCTGCACGACTTATCCTGAAAGATATAGAGGACGTCAACGAGGAGTCAGTATCAAGCTGGCTCGATGATAACGGAGACCTCTTTGGATTCCAGGCTCAAGAGTCAAAAGTAGATGGCAATGACCTTGCTGCATTACGCCAGCAGGATGTCCTCACGCAGTCTGCAGTTACTCCCGACAAAGCAGAAGATTTTGAGCATAGGCTCAACAATGCTTCCTCAGCCGAGGAAATCATAAGTCTTCTGCGTTCACAACAATAACCGTTCATAGTCATAGGAGACTAAATTGCCTAACGCATATACCGACACAGGTGCCTCCTCTCTCGGAGGTTCCGTTGGTGGTGCAGGTCTAGTTCAAAAGGCGTATGACCGCCTTCTTGAATTCGCTCTCCGCTCAGAACCACTTATCCGTTCTGTTGCAGATAAGCGTCCTGCACGCCAAGCATTCCCAGGTTCAACTGTCGTACTCCAGAAGTACGTCGACCTTGACCAAGCAACCGGCACACTGACCGAAACAACGGACCCAGATGCAGTTGCTCTCTCAACCCCGAACTCCGTCACCATCACTCTCAACGAGTATGGTAATGCAGTTCTCGTAACCCGAGCACTCGAGCTCTTCTCGCTCGCAGATGTCGACCCAGCGATTGCAAACATCATTGCTTACAACCTCGCTGACTCCATCGACACCGTTGCGATGACGACCCTCCGCTCCGGTTCCAACAACATCTTCGCAGGCAACGCAACTGCTGTTGCTAACGTCGATGCTGCTGACACGATTGACTCTGCCGACATCCGCCGTGCAGTTGCTAAGCTCCGCTCCAACAAGGCTAAGGCTCGCCGAGGCTCGATGTACTGGACCGGAATTCACCCTGAGGTCTCTCACGACCTCCGTGCTGAGTCGGGCAACCTTGGTTGGAACTTCGTCCACGCACAGAGCAACCCAGCCGTCAACAACATCTGGGCTGGTGAGATTGGTGAGTACGAAGGCGCATTCTTCATCGAGTCGCCACGTCTCTACAACGCCAAGGAAGGCGCTGACCAGACTCCTCTCGCTACCACCGCAGTAACCGTTGCTGGTACTTCCGGAGGCTTCACCGTTGGTGTTGCTTCTTCGGCAGTCATCGCAACTCGTGCTGAGGTTGGCGACAAGATTACCGCAACCGGTATGGGAACTGGCGCGAAGATTACTTCGATTGCTAGCTCTGGAGCTAACGTCATTTTCACTGTTGACGTTGCCAACACCACTGCGGTAGCAACAACTGCTGCCGTTCAGGTTACTCCAGTAACCCGTGTATTCAACACAATCGTCTGTGGTGCACAGGCAATGGCTGAGGCTGTTGCTGAAGAGCCACACGTCGTCATCGGTAACGTGACGGACAAGTTGATGCGTTTCCGCCCAATGGGCTGGTACGGCGTACTCGGCTTCGCTGTCTACCGTGATGAGGCGTTGTTCCGAATCACATCTGGTTCCTCAATCGCTGCTCTCTAGTTGATTGACT